ACATAAAACTTTACAATATCAAAGACTAAAAAAGGGGTCGCGAAGACCCCTTCATTATACCACAAACGGGACTCAACCGATAGCGGGTGCTTGAAGAGCAACAGGAGTGCTTTCAGCAGCAGCAAGGTCAAGTGGGAAGTTGTGAGCATTACGCTCGTGCATGACTTCCATGCCAAGACCAGCACGGTTTAGAACGTCTGCCCAGGTGTTAAGGACGTGTCCTTGGTTGTCCTGGATGGACTGGTTAAAGTTGAAACCGTTCAGGTTGAATGCCATGGTGCTAACACCAAGAGCAGTGAACCAGATACCGACAACAGGCCATGCTGCGAGGAAGAAGTGCAGCGAACGGGAGTTGTTGAAGGAAGCGTATTGGAAGATCAGGCGACCGAAGTAACCGTGAGCAGCAACGATGTTGTAGGTCTCTTCTTCTTGACCAAACTTGTAACCATAGTTCTGAGACTCAGTTTCGGTGGTCTCGCGGACCAACGAAGAGGTAACCAAAGAACCGTGCATAGCACTGAACAATGAACCACCGAACACACCGGCAACGCCTAGCATGTGGAAGGGGTGCATCAAGATATTGTGCTCTGCTTGGAAAACAAGCATGTAATTAAAGGTACCAGAGATGCCCAAAGGCATACCGTCACTGAAACTGCCTTGACCGAAAGGATAGACGAGGAAAACTGCGGACGCTGCTGCAACAGGAGCAGAGTAAGCGACACAGATCCAAGGACGCATACCGAGACGATAAGAGAGTTCCCACTCACGTCCCATATAGCAGAATACGCCAATAAGAAAGTGGAATACAACCAACTGATAAGGACCACCATTGTAGAGCCATTCGTCTAGAGAAGCAGCTTCCCAGATGGGGTAGAAGTGAAGACCGATTGCGTTGGAACTGGGAACAACAGCACCAGAGATGATGTTGTTACCGTACATGAGCGAACCAGCAACGGGTTCACGAATGCCGTCAATGTCCACGGGGGGAGCAGCGACGAATGCGGTGATGAAGCAGATGGTTGCCGCCAACAGAGTTGGGATCATCAATACACCGAACCAACCGACATACAGACGGTTGTTTGTGGACGTAACCCAGGAGCAAAAAGATTCCCAGGTGGACTCGCCTTGCTGGCGAGAAATTGTAGCTTGTGCCATTTGAAAAAGGGTTATGTATAAGTACGGGGTGGTACTAGGTAGAATATTCCTGACCTACCCTCCAGGTCAGGTATTAGAGACGTGATTTATACTCCCTAGAGGTCTCGGTTTGCGGAGAGTTTGTAACGATATCTAACGATTTCGTAACTTTATTTAGTATAGCGCAATCAACGCCACAGGTCAAGGGTAGAAATACTCAGACCCTACAGCAAGGTTTGTAACGGAACCTGCTGAGTCCTGTCATTATACACAATTCTGACAGCAACTGTGACTCGTTACTCGGTTTATGGTACTTGTAGTCACCTTGACGAATGTCCCACCACTTGCCCTGGTAACCAGCGTCAGTGAAATGGTTTAGGAACTCAAGACTATAATCATATACAAAATCTTTATCCATCAAAGACAACGTAGCACCATAGGATACCTGGTCCCTAATACCACCTTTCATATACAACTCCCACCAGTTTTCGTTAAACTCCTGCTCGTCATTTCTCCACAGGATTGTGTTTAATGGGGAGAACCAGTCTGTAAAATCAAAGTCTAGTGACTTTAAATGATTAGTAAACCGCATTATACTATCATAATCCACCCAACCTTTACGATAATACTCCATACACTCGTTAAGGTATGAGTGTCTATGTGGATGTTGAAGACAGAACATCTTCTCACTCTCAAATATAACCTCACTCAAGTCAAAGAAAGTTTCATTGAGTAGGTGTAATCTTGTAGCATCACAGTATATACTAGGTCCATCAAAAGGACAGTTGATTTTATAGTAGCGTGATGTTCTTACAGGATGCCCGCAGTCTACGCTAGGATAGACCTTCCAAGGACCCACTGCCTCGGCGTCTCCAAAGCATACGTACTCATGCCCTGGCGGCATCTCAGCAGGCAGGGAGCAATAGTTGTTCTCAATGCATGTGTATATCAACATTGTAATCTATCATAAATGAATGGTCATGCTTAGCGTATATGTATGACAGACCTGTAATTTCTCTTAGAGCAGAAAGAAAATCCTTTCTTCTAAGGCGAGAATTTGGATCACCATCTCTAGGATGTTTACCAAGTCTACCCACTTTATTGTAATGACCTAAAGGTACACCACACGAATTCCTATCCTCAATAACATCAGGATCGAATCCATTGAGTTGTAGTGCTGCGTCAAAAGATATCTGATCTCTGTTAGGACCCATCTCAAAATACTTCCACCATGTCAGGTCAAACTTACGGGTTTGATCATTGATTGTCCTGAATATAATTGTTCCCAAAGGACTACGATAGTCCCTAAAATTATACCCAACCTTAGCAAGTTCTTCTGTAATTCTAATACCCTGATCCCAAGTGTAGAATGAGCACAGGAATCCTTCGAGCATCTCATCATAATAACTAAATCTATTTGGATGACGGAGGATAGTAAACTCTGTTATATTTTTAGAGAACTCTACAAACTCTCTTGTCATCTTATAGCAAGCATCAATCCATACCGTGCGTTCACCTTCTTCAAAATAAGCATCTGGATTGATCTTAGGGAACGCTGATAACCTACGAGGACACTGGATGTCCATGTCTAGCTTAATAAACTCCCATGGACCCTCTTGCTTGACTGTTCCGTCATGGAACATGACGTATCTTACATCAGGATCATAGTAATGATCTGGGATTCTATCGTATGAGTTTGTAATACAGGAGTAGATGATCATACTACAGCACCAAGAACCTTTCTAAGTTTTTTCTGAAAAACCTTTTCGTCTTTGGGTTGGACGAGTGGATAGTTATGCGAGTATGGTTTCGCACGAGTTGATTCACTCAGATCGACTTGTACATCAACCCTAGGAACATTCTTACCAAAAACCAGATACTGGGCGACCGCACTAGTGATCTGATCACATCGATATAATTTATCACCTACGAACCACCTCCAATATTCCGCATTGAATTCAGCAACTGCTGGTGTGTTGTGTCTCCACATACAACAGTTGATCGTATGATCAAACATCGATGGTCGATAACCGATAGTTCTAATGTCCCGAGCAAGTTTTAGAAGTCTATCCTCAGGTAAGAATCCCCACCTATAAACTTTCATAAACTCACCCAGCAGTGTACGCTTTTCTGGGTGATGCTGTAATGTGATCTCACCTGTGCTGAGGATGTCTCGTGACCTATCCGCAAATGTTTCATCCATACGATAACAGGCATCCACCCACACATGCGGTTCATCAAACCACAAGTGAGACAGACACCTGATACGATATGATTTTAGAACAGGGTCACCTTCTTCTGGAATCTTAATGAACTCCCACGGTCCCTTCTGCTCAACTGGTTTGTCATAAAAAAGCACATACTTCACGCCCGGATCGTAATGTTGATCCGGGATTGTGTCGTATGCGTTAGTGATCGTTGAGAATATAATCATCAATCACGATTGTTTAGTTTAGTCTCATCACTAACTTCACCCAGCGATTGTCCGATAATCTTATTGGAGATAGTACCAGGTTCACGAATAAACCATCCAGTACAAATATACTTATCTTTCTCACCGGTCAAGAAAGCACCACGATGCATGTGAGTATAGCAAGCAGGCCATAGAACAACAGTTCCTCGCGTCGGATGGAAAGTCTTCTTCTGATATAGGAAGTCAGTTCCGCCACCGTTCTCGGGTGGAATGTCATTGAGATAGATCATCCATGTCAACACACGGTCACGATACATGAAGGATCCATTCTCACAATGCCAGACATGGTATCCACCGCCAGGTTGTGTCTTCTGTAGTTTACAGGTCCAGGAGGAAACTGGATCAGCAGAATCAAGAATACCTTGATACTCCTTAGCATACATCTCAAACGCTTGTCCAAGAGCTTGATTAACCTGTGCTGCGAGACCAGGATCAGACACCTCAAGATAGATGCCTTGGTCTTTACGACCCATCAGACCGTTAGAGAATTGTTCTTCACCATCTCCAAAAGTGTTGAGACTATAATCTCCCCCTTTATAACAATCTTCTTTGACATACTTGAGTTTATTCCAATGCTCAAATGCATTGATAAGAATGTTACAGAACTCTTCAGTTACTAGACCCTCGGCAACACCGATATGGTCATAAAATTTCATTTCGACTGGTTGCTGTTCACTCATTGCTGTACGTATGCTTGGGGTGGTAGTCTGCCAACATATTCGTCAAGGATCATTAGTTCCTCAAGTTTGATATCTTGTCCGTTTTGTTTCCAGTAATTCTCTAGTCCTTCTTGACTATCTTTATGAAAGATATCAATGTGCTCTTCATGGTTTAATGTTCTGGTCAATCTTCCAGAAGTTACCGCGTTGATGTAACTTTAGCACCTTCTCTGCGTGATGTCTAGTGATAAGATAACAAGCAGCAGAGAAGTCATTGATAAACCTTAGGTGTAGTTTCAGATGAATACCCTGAGGATTGATGATCGTAAACTGACAGGTGTCAAAGTTGATTGGGAGTCTGTTGCGAACTTCAGTCCACTTAAATGCCCAATGCTTAGCAGTATTCAGGTCTACATCATCTTCCATGATCATGACCTCATCAAGGTCAGTCTCATTAACAAAATACTTAATTGCTTCCAGGTGAGTCAGAACACATCCGATCTCACCGGGATTCATGTTATCAGGAACTCTGCCCTTCAGTCTGTCAGTGGCATCATCGCTGCCATCAATACCAGTGATGCGATGGTGGTTCTCAATCTGCCAGTAAGCAAGGTGCTCTTCCATGTACTTGCGGCGTTCTGGATATCGATCCAGGTTTAACCACAGGACAAGAGGAAAGTTCTTAAGCTTCGGTGCTGCTTTGTTCTTGTCCATTATCAAGTGCTTGCTGTCTTCTAACTTTGGCGTACTCAACGTTGTCATAGTATTCAGAAAGTTTGCCCTTAGACATCGCTCTCAGTCTTTCCCAAAGAGCTCTGTTTTCCTCAATGTGTGGATTGGTGAACCAAGAGTTGGAGGTTCTAGTATGCTCTAGGTGCATGATGTCTGCATTATATCGGATGACATTAGACAGGGAATTAAACCTCATGTAACGCTCATCATCTTCATATCCATAGGAGACGAAGTTCTCATTCTCCATACCGAGGCGGATGTATTCTTCACGGTCAAAGAACTGACAGAATCCATACTTGGCATCCCACTTTCTACACTGACCTTCGAAGGCGTCGTAGTCAAAGTTTGAGTTGATGAAGGCACTTACGCTCTCATCTGTAGGAGTACACTGAACTTGATATTCGCCAAACCCATAAGGATATACACACTTGACAGGTTCTGGTTTGCCACCTTCTTCAGGAACATATCCGTTCAGAATAAAATCAACTGCCTTAATATAACTCAGTTGAGGTAGAAGAATATCACTGTCATAGTTTACAACCACCGGAGTTCTAGCGGCGATTGCCATATCATTGAGCAATCGAGTGCGATGGAATGTATAATCATCACTCTTCTCAAAGATGTGTGTGATCATGCTCATCTCTGCTGGGAGAAGAGCTTGCTCTAGTTGTGGAATAACAGCACTCTTAAAGATCGATTCTTGATCAAGTTCGTAGACAATAATATTTGTCTTAAAGTTCCTACAAAGATAGATCAATACGGTAATGATATTACGCATACGATCAGCAGACTCGATCCTCAAAGGGATCATAAACGTTGCCTGCTCTAGACCATAGCGTACAATTTCTTTTTGTTGTAGCATCAGATCACCTCCCAGTTGTCACAGTATAGATCAGAAGTATCGTGTGCCGCAGTATAACCTGTACCAAACCACTTGCTAGGAGCGATGATTCTCTTGTCAGGGTTCTCACTCAACCAGGATCCCCACCAGGAGAAGGATGAGTTAGCGATGATGAAGTCACTACAGAGTGACATCATACAAAGGTCAGCAAGGTTGTCTCCGCCTTCGGAAACAAGGAAACGATCGTCGTCGAACTGATCATTACACCAAGCAGGATCGTCGCTAAAAATAATAACGTTACGGTCAGAATCAAATTTGTCCAACGCGGCGTCATAGTATTCCTTGGAACACGGTGGGTGGTTATCAGAGTTCACCAAATAATCACCACGACGGACGTGTAGAGCAATAGGTTTCTCTACCGTTGCGACCATCTGCTTACAAGGATCGAGAATGTTATTCTTAAACTGGAAGTCCTCACGGATTTCCTTCTCGATATGCTCAAAGTATTTTGTTGACTGTAGATAGGCGTATACATTATGCCCATCAGGCATGTTGTCAAACAAGTTCTGGTCAAACTTAAAACTTGCTTCCTGAACATACGGTCCAGGACAGGTAGCAATGTTCGTTAGACCTGTAAGTTTGAATGCCTCGAACAACTGGTGGTCTGTCCACTCATCCTTAAAGTCACTAGCAGGGATACAGAATTCGTATCCATGTTTTGCTGCGATGCCACGAAGTCCGGCGTACTGGAACATCTGGTTACCCAGACGACCGTGCCGCCCTAGATGATTAAATCCAATCACTTATGCTTCTCCTTCAAATAATCAATTTCAGTAGGGATGAGATGCTCGTATGTTCTTTGAGTTTGGTTT